GCCCAAGCCTATAGCCCCAAGCCTTCAAGCCATGAGAACCCCATAGTTTTCTTGGTACTCGCATGGGTGGTTTTGCATCTAGCTCCATCATGTTAGGAAACATCAAACGAGATATAATAAGAGTGTCCTCAATTTGAGTTGACTCCCTATGTTTCCATCCTAATACTTTTTGAAGTACAGGTAAGTCAAAGCCAATAATATTATGTCCTATTAAAGTCTCTGCATTTGTCATAATATCAAGAGCATCTTCTATACAATCGTAACCTTGATGGTTAGCATAAATTTGAGAAGCTTTTGCTCCTTCGACTGTGAGCCCTATACAATGAACCTTAGTAGCATCAGATAAGAGTCCGTCTGTCTCAATGTCAAACATTATTTTCATTTACCATCTCCAATAACCAAATCTTCAAGCTTAGAAACCCTCGTCAAGAGTTGATCCACACTCTCTAAGTCTCCCTGTTTCTTTGTCGTAGTAGAGCTTGGTTGCAACACCTGTCGAGCTTCCCTTATACCTTGCCTTAAGGATACGAACAGTTGTCTCACCGTCTTCCTGTTGATTTCTTTCGAGTCCGATAACGAAATCACTAAGCTGAGAAATGCTTCCACTCCCTCGAACATCATTAAGTGTAATTTTTCTTCCATCTTCATGCCCCCTTCCATCACTAGGTTTTCGTAAATGGGAGACAATGAGCATCCCTATATTAAGTTCTTCTGAGAGTGATCTTAGTTTAGTCATTAGGTTATCAATCAGTCTCCGTTCATCTCCACCTTCCATACCTGAAATCATAATAGAGATATGATCTATCACAATCCATCCCACACCACAGCTTCTTACAAGGTAACGAATTCTATTTGACAACACATCTCCATCTAAGCTCCCCCAATGATCGTATAAATAGATCCTGCCTGTATTTAAAGTCTTATCCCATATATCCCTCAAATATTTTTCATCCAAATTATTTTGAAGGTGTAGCATCTGGTTGGCTTCGATAGACATGAAATCAACCGCAGCCTGTCTAACCGATTCTTCCAAGGCAATATATCCTATAGTCTCTCCCTTGCTGAGAAAGTAAGATGCAATCTCTTTAACAGTTGTGGACTTACCAACTCCGGTTCCAGCACAGAAGGTAACAAGCTCCCCCTTACGCGCTCCTAGAGTAAGGCTGTTAAGCCCCTGCCAAGGATACTCCATATCTGCTGCTTCCATAGGAGTATTCACAAGATCCCAAGTATCTTCCCCTGCTATGATTCCATCGGGTCTATAGACACTAGCCCTGAATATTGCGTTTACAACCTCGCTACCTCTACCCTCTTGGAGCATATCATTAGCATCCTTAAGGGGTAAGGAAGCAATTTTACAACGGCCTGGTGGAAACAGTTCAGCAGCTTTACGAGCACTACTCTTACCTTGGGGATCGTTGTCAAACATCAAGACGATTTCTTGAAAGTTTCCTAATAACCACTCTAAGTCTTTACTGATACTCTTACACGCTGAACCTACACCATTAGGGATGGACACTACTGGATATTTACAGTTATTCACCTCCGCAACTGACATAGCATCAATCTGTCCTTCAGTAATAACAATGTATTTTCCAGAGGTCCAACACTGTTTCCCCCACAATCCAAGGTTGTTGGCATCTCCAACAAAGCTAAAGTCATGTTCTTTTTTACGGATTTGTTGAGCTACCATCTCCTTATCATCATTAAAGTATGGAGCTAAATGTACCGTAGTTCCTGAGGCTGTGGTTTTTACTTGGTATCCAAAGAATCTACAGGTATCAACCGAGATTCCTCTTTTATTAAGGGCTTTGTAGCATCCACCCATAATAAGTCCTTTAGTGGTTGACTGAGGCACAAACCTAGTAGAATTACTATCACCATGCTCATAATAATCACAGCTTTCTCCAAAGCAGTACGCGTGTCCATCTGGATACCTCCCTAAGTTATCTTTAGAGCCACACTTCGGACATGGCTCATGTATCACTTTTTGGTGAGCTCGTTCATCCATGTTTCAGGTATGCTCCTTTCGGCATAAAGAAACCCATGCTTTTCACACCATGCTGCATACGTTGTCTTTGAGCCTTTATAAAGTTTTTGTCTGGAATTTGTAAATACGAATCGTAAATCTAAATCCGGATATTGCTTCTGGATTAACAGGTGCTTGGTTCTGTCCTTTGCCAAGAACCTTCCCTTTGTCTCAATAAATATAATACCTTCTAAAATAAAATCAGGAGTATAGTGTCTAGGCTCAGGGATATACTTGATTCGTTCCTTCTCATAAGTCCAAGAAAGGTCCTTATATTGTTTCAACTGCTTTGCTATGGACTCCTCTAGACCGCTTCTATATCCTTCTCGTACACCCCTGAGCCTTTGTCTTTTAGTTCGCCACATGACCCTTGATCCTATCCTCTTTTAATTTTCGGAGTAATTTACTGACCTGAGAAACTTCGTAAAAAACTTCTCTAGGGAAACTCCCTGCTTCAACCATGAATTCCACTTGCATTAGAAACTCACATAAGGTTAAATCAGGATGTTCCCTTAGGTTTTGAGCAACATCCGCAGCCTCGTATTTTTTTAACTCATCAAAAGAAGGCATCATTAGAAATCCTCATAGTTATCATCATCATTCTCGCCTGTAATTTCTGTATCAGTTTCTTGCACAAACCCTTCGTCTTCCTTATCCCACTTAACACCGCTTGTGTACTCCACCAGGTCAATTACCCTGACAGCTTTCATTCTAAGGGTGACTCCACCTTGTCCTTGGCTGAAAGGAATAGCTTGATAGGCTATCCTAAGCTGGCTGCCTCCACCTACTTTAGCCACCATCCTGTTTCCTTTAGTGTCTGTAAGCACAGGCTGTTGTTTGATGCGGTTTCCATTAACCTTAATTACCGCTTTCATTTTAAATTTAACCTTGTAGTTACCAGTAGGCTTTTCGTCCTCCCCAAGTTCTTCCTTGATTGGGTTGTGTTTACCGCCATTCATCAAAGGGCTGACAATCTTTTCAATAGCTTTAACTTCGTTCTTATCTAAGATAAGATCAACTTGGTAGACTCCATCATCATCAAACCTTGTGTCAGGCTTGTTTAAATGGGGATAAGAAGCTATACCTACAGGTGTAAAATTAATCGGAAAATTTTCTTTCTTTTGCATTGTTATATTTCTCCTTGAATAAATTTTTCTGCTCCCCCGAACTCAGGGATTTTTTTTAACTTACAATCTATGCGCATATTATCTACAACTCCCATAACATCACTGAATCTCCTTTCAAACTTATGGTGATACAAACAATTAAAAACAGAACTGATTATAGCACACTTTTCAGCTTTTGTAAAGCCTTCAAGACTACTTACTACTAACATCATGCCTTCTGATACTCTCTTTACATCTGTGTTAGCTAAAAAAGAACTCTGCATCTTTCACCTCGTTAATATTTAAAGTTCCATACTTCGGTAATTCCGGTAATACATCTGGTTGTTCCTGAGAAAACTTGAGCAGCACATCTTCTGAGTAGAGCTCAACGAAAGTTTGCCTCAATACTGAACTGAGGGTTTCCATATCACAAGCATGGGTTCCAAACGAATCGTGTATTACTGCAAAACTTTGTATGTCTGCATAAGAAGCAATCACAGTCTTCATTAAATGACAAGCATCCAAGCTATGCACAAAGTTAGGAGCTATACCGTTAGACTGTTTATGTTTATCCAGCTTGTCGGTTAAACTGTGAGCCGAAAACAATGATACCAGCTTACCATTTAAAACAGTTTTAATTTGTTTAACTACCGGTTTCATGTACTTCTGCTTAATAACAAAACCAGTAGGAACAGTCCAGTAAATAGGCTTGCTTTCCTTGCTCATCACTTTAGCGCAATCCTGGAGCCACTTCATGCCTTCCCTTGCTGACACCACCACATCCCCAATAGAAGCATAGATATGATTAGCCAAGTATTTACAGTATTTCCAGATGTCTTCATTCTTGTCAACTGTAGGAAACTGAAGCCCCTTATCGAGCTGCTTCTTGTATTCTTCATGGAGTTGATCTCGCATACCATACAATGTAGCTCCGTAAGGAGTTGTCATAACAGGCCGTTTCACAAGAGCCCTGTTTACATCTCCTTCTTCCAAGATAGCTTCAGGATCATTTCTTATTCGATCTTTTACAGCCTCCGTTACTATTCCATAGATGTCCTGAGGTTTATCTGCTGGCCTTAAGTTAACTGCCGTTCCCCCATCGTGATCCCTGAGCATAGCTGAGAAGTGTTGCAAACCGTTACAAGAACCATCTACGGTAATGGGTAAGTGACTATCTAAATCTGGATTCTGTTCTACACTTACCAATTCAATACAAGCTCTCAAAAACTGCCAAGGACTATCAGCATCCATCCACCACTTGTTTTCCAAAGGATCTAAGCCTATATCCAAGATGTCCTGATAGTGTAGGATAGCCCACTCTACGCGCTCCTCTAACGATACCTTGTCATAGCCATAACAATTAGCCAAGTGAACCATCAACCAAGGCTTGCCTGAGTTTCCCATAGGTTTCCCTTTCGAGAACTCAAGCAAACCTCTGGCTGAGTCTTCCCCCTGAGGATTAAGGAAGGCGGTATTCGCGTAGAGTCTGCC